TTAAAATAAAGCTTTATATCAGGTCGCCAATAAGCGATATTTACAAGCTTATCTCTCAAAGCTGTAGCATTCAACAAAGCATCAGGTAAATCAACATTAATAATATTTGTACCTAAAGTTATACCATTTGTCCACGTATAAGTTAAAATTTTATACTTTCTTTTCCAAAAAACATCACCAGATACAGGTATCATTGTTGTATGTACATGTGTATAAGGAATTACACTAGTAGGTACATGTACAGCATTCATATCAATAGTTTTATCAACACCTACTACTTCTTGATGTTCACCTTCATTTTCCTGTGATTCAGCATCTGCCATATGAGCAAAAAATAAATCATCACACACTTCTTCAACTCTAAGAATTTCTTCCAAGTCTACTTCATGTGTTTTAATATAATTTTGACCCAATTTTCCTATAACATCTAAACCATATTGCACAGGATACATAATATGTAAACAATAATTATAAGAAAATAAATCAATAGCTTTAATGCTATGTCCACGAATTTGCAAGTTAACACAATATTTAACGAATTTACGTTTTACATCGCTAAACAAATCTTGTCCATAATTTGCCAACTCAAGTAGACTTGCGTTAAATCGATTTAATTGATCAACCATATTATTTGGATTTGATTCAGACCAGCGAGCTATATTCAAAATAACAGGAAGCTCAAGCTGACCTTTATATAAATCCAAATTTTCATCTTTTACAAAAATTCTTTTTAAATAACTCATCTTTTCCGTATCAACAAATTCCATATCCATTTCTCGTTTATCAGTAGTTGTATATTTAAAACCAAGTTCAGCCATATGTCTTTTATATATTTGCATATTTAAAACATTTTGTATAACTTCATGAATAGCAATTGTATTATCATCACCAAAAAATTTAGGTCTTACTGTTTTATGAAAATTATCCAAATGCTTATCAACAGCTCGTTTATAAACATAACGTATACCAAACATATTTGCCAAAATATTAAAAATTGTTGTAAGAAAAACACCAGA